ATGAGAGTAATTAAACGTAAATCTTTTTTGGATTATTGGAAAAGACACCCAGAAACCGAACAGCCATTAGAGTCATTATATAGTTCTTTGAGAAAGGCAAAATGGCACCAATCTCAGGATATTTCAAACGCTTTGAGTGCTGCAACGGTCTTAAATTCCAGACGGGTCAAATTTGATATTTGTGGTGGAAATTATCATGTGATTATTGAGTTTCAATATGTGCATCAAATAGCTTGGATCAAGTTTATAGGAACTCATAAAGAGTATGATGCAATAAACGCTAAAACTATTGATATACGATAATTTTTATTTTTACTTACTTATTAGCGGGAGTATTCGCTATGCCTACGACTACACATTTAAAAGTGATTGATAATGAAGCCGAATATGAAACGGCTATGGCGCGGTTTGACGAAATTTGGGAAGCCGAAGAAGGAACCCCTGAATTTGATGAATTAGGCGTTCTAGGGTTGCTGATCTCAAACTATGAGGACCAACATTTTCCCGTTGAAAAACCTGACCCAATCGAAGCAATTAAGTTTTATATGGAACCGAACGGGATAGATAAATCTAAACTTGGCAAGTTGGTAAAAATCCGCTCAAGAGCTTCAGAGTTTTTTAACCGGAAGCGTGATTTATCACTGCCACAAATCAGGGTGATTTCAAAAACCTGGAATATTTCGGCCGATATTTTGAACCAGTCCGTTCATGTAAGATAAAGCATTCTATATGTTTTTATCGAGAGAACTGGATGCGGCCAAAGTAAAAACACAATCAGAAAATGTTAAAAACTTGACCTCCTGACTATGTCTCAAAAGGTCAGAAGATCGATTAAAAATCCAAACCGGTGCTTACTGTGTCGATTTTCCATTTTGAGATGCCCTTACAAGTTTTCCTTGTCGGGAACGGTGACCCTGCAAGGGGTCAACCCCGCTTACACCGTCCCGCCTTTCATCCAAAAAGAAACATGCTTGAACGCAGGTCACAAATGACAGCTTAGGCGTCAATTAAGAGAAATGGATATACACAACACCGGAAAATATTGATTGGAAGGTATGGAAGGAAAATGGTGGGCTGTAGCTGAGAAACCTCGAACACTCACGATAAGCTCCGAAAACGTCATCTTCGCCCAGTCAAAATTTCTGAAATACGTTTAAAAGTAATACTTCAAGATGGTGGGCTACGGTATTTTGTCCGATTCTTAGCGAGTTGGGGTGACCGCATCCGTTCCTGCGATCAAGACAATCCTTCAGTTCTTTTTTTACGTTCTTTCCTATAATTGATAACGCAACAATCCGATCTAAAAAATCAGACTCATTCATCGTTCCAAGGTCATCAGTCGATTTTGCGTCTTTCCATTTGCTATATACCCGTTTTGCCTCCGTATTGAATGATGAAAGGCAATTTTTGTACACATAATCGTGGAGTACATCGACAGCAGCCAGCCAAGACATTACAACAGCGGAACGGTACAATTTTAATTCGTAGCACTTTATTGCTTCTTCCATAAAGTTACGGGTATTGCCACTCGCAATTGAGGACAGTAAAGAGCGCAAATCGGTAGCAACCTGCACGGCAGCAGAACTGATTGAAGAAATTCCCAGCTCTTGTAAATGCTGACGCCCTGTATCAGCCAACTCCCAACCGTCATGAGTTCTGATTGCAAGACCTCCTGATCGTTCAAGAATAGATGATACATTCCAGCCTTTAGGTATGCGAAAACCAGCTGAGCCAGCTTGATTGCCAATGTCTTTGATTTGGCACGGCTGCTCAAAGGTTGATAATATCAACAGTAACTTGTCTAATCGTACAAGTGGTTTATGGAGCCATGTTTTTAGATCGGTTGTTGTTAGCAAATTGTATGTATCCAATTCTTAGTTTTCATTTTTTTGTTTTGTACACCCATAGCAATTTTCCATTCACTGTTTCTTTTGATCGCACCAGCTTGGCATTACGAACGCCGCCTAATAAATAACTCGGCATACTGGTTTTGGATACTATTATCGCTTCATCGTGGAATCTCTTTTGAACATCTGCGAGAACTTTGCCGTCATCAAAAAACCCCTCCTCGACCCATTGCTCAAATCGCTCTTTGACACCAGTATTTCCTTTTCCAGTCGTGCGTTTTTGGGAAGAATTATTCTCCTGAACTTCCTTTGTTTTAGTTTTTGTTCGTTTCTTATTTGGTTTTTTAGTAGAATTTGTTTTGCTTCCATCTGGAGACTGCATTTCCTCCTTGATTGAAGCTAAACTCGACGCACGAACGTGATAATGCCCCGACTTAACATTCAACAAGTGCCTGTCTTTCAAGTCTTTCAGTAGGGGGCGTAGCGAACCACCTGGAATTCCCAATTCGTTCTCCAGATCGGCTGGTTTTGTGCTGGTTGCAATTTGACCATCAACCACGAATTCCCATCCCTGCTGAGCTACAAGATAGACTAGTACCTTCGCCTTGTTAGACAGCGAGGCAAAAGACGGCAGGAATGCAATTTCTTGTTCATCAATATCATAGCGTATGTAATCGGAAACAATTGTTTCAATCGCTTCCTCAGTCAAAGCTGATTTCTGAGCCACTAGGTCTTTTAAAGCCATCCTCAATCTCCATGATTCGTTTAACTGTATATACACATATACACATATACACGAATTTTCAAGGACAATTATCCCATCCACCAGATTTAGGTTCACGGAAGGGTTGAAACATATCAGGTTAACAGAAGTCTGGAGCAATAGTTTTATAAATGCTGCCAGAGGGATGCAACGGGAGAGCGTAGCGTCTCCCTTGCCAAGATCGGTGTTGTAATACAACACACATCTTGCGGAACGCGATAACTGGTGAATTTCCCGTCCATTGTCTGACTCGGTGATCTCGATGAACCACAAGCAAATCAATTGACAGTCATTTTGTGTCAGGGGCTGAGTAGCCATCCTTTCGGAACCGCTGTCGCTCGCCTTGCCCACAACTGGGTGAGCGGCTGGGGTGGAGGAAGGATGGCGGGCTTTCCTTTTGGTGGGCTTGAGCCGTTAAATCGGGCAATTCAAGATGTGTAGCGCGACAAATGGTTTTACAGGTAACGACACATGATTTTACTAATTTGAGTGCTAAATTATAGCGTCATTACCTGCTTTTTAATGGGGCATTAAACGGTCAGTTAGAGATAATAATCTCACCAACGGATTTACCGGTTTCTTTGCCAATTGAATAGTTCGTTTTAACGGCCTCGATATCGAACGCATCAAATATATCGCGGACCTCTGGCCGATCATTCAGAGACAGAATAAATCGCCCTTTAATATTCCCAAGAATGTCCGCCAGAAGATCAAAGTCAGATCGATCGAAGCAGTCCTTACCATAGTCATTCTCGTTACCATAATACGGTGGGTCCAGATAGAACAGGGTCTCCGGTTTATCATATCGCGGGATGAACTTTTCAAAGGACAGGCACTCGATCACCACACCAGATAACCGACTATGCACATCATCCAACAATGGCCCCAGCTTGTTGATATCAAACCGGGCGGGACGATCTGCAGACACACCGAAATTCTTTCCTGATACCTTCCCGCCAAACGCTGTGCGCTGTAGATAAAGGAATCTCGCAGCCCTTTCCAGGTCGGTCAGAGTGTCAGGATTCGTATCAACCAAACGCTCAAACTCTTTTCTGGAGGTTAATTGGTGCTTCATCATGGTCATGAAGAAAGAATAATGACGTTGTAAAATGCGAAATAATCCGGCGACATCATTGCTGTAATCGTTAATGATCTCGGCCTTCGGAATTCTGTTTCTCCGTAGGAAAACCCCGCCCATACCTACAAACGGCTCGGCATATATGCTATGTGGCACGTCATTGATGCGCGAGATAATGATCTTTGCCAAGTTCTTTTTACCGCCGATATAGGGCGCAACAGGGCGGGTTGGATTAATTAATATTGTAGACTCCACTTGAACTCTCTTTTTATATTGACCCCGCTGTGTACATGGCTGCGGGGCGGCTTCTGTCGTGGGTTGTTTGTGCAACCCGGTTTCGGTCATTGCTGTGACCGAACCCCCGCATAAAACGGCGGGTATTATCTACTGCGCAGGCCAGCCAGTATCAATATCAATGGCATCAAGTGCCGCTTGATCGACGGCGGCCACCACAGCAACTTTCAAGTCATGGGTATGATTGCGTAACTTCTGTGCATATCGCCCGGCCCCTTTAAAAAACGCGGCAAGCTCGGCATCCGTCATTGGCACATCGTTATTGTCAACATCCCACCATTTGCCGCCGCTGGGATTAACCTCCCCGGCTTGAAGCCCGATCATCATTCGGGCAAATGTGTCAAGAGATCGGTCATCAATCTGGAAGACGTGCCCCATATAAGAAAACCCGGCATCAACAGCTTTTTCTCGGGCCTTCAATATCCGTTTTTTTGCCCAGTTTTTTTCTTCACTAAACGTTGCAGTTTCGGTTTTCACTTCACCAAAAATCGTCATAACTTTAATCCTCAATTCCACATAATGCCAATGTCATGAAGTTCGATATCGACATTGTTAAGTGTTACTGTTTTTGCTTTGATCTGTGTGCCAGCATTCCCGCTCAAATCAACACTGGCCCGCCAAAGAGCCAATCCACCGATATCATCAAGCTTCACAAGGTTGGTGCCTGACGTATAAGAAACGCCGTTATCTGTAGAGAGTTTTAGCTGGATATCAGCCGAACTACCCCGATCAAAAAGTGCATAAATATCTGCTGAAGTCGGTGCTGATAGCGCTGTATGTAATGAGCTTTCAGCATCCAGATTACCAAGAACCGCATTGGCCCCAATCAGTTCCATTTCGAGCAGTGAAACGCGGGTCGCGCCTTCCGTTGCCGTCACGTACATCCGATAATATTGGTAGCTCTCTTTTATCAGATATTCATACCATGTGGCCGCAGCCCAGCCTGCGGCAGTGACAGTTACAATATCGGACCAGGAGGCGTTATCATTTGACCCTTGTAATTTAAAGTTTGTGGGATTGTAGGTCGTGGTCGAGTAGCTTTTGATCCGCCATTTATAAACCGCTGTGACCGCCCCAAAATCAACAGAGACCCATTGGGGCAGGCTATTATCGCCAGACGATATCCATGTCCCGCCTGTATCATTAAACAGCGACCAAGCTGGATATGAAGCACTATAAACTGAGCTTTCAGCAACCGTAACCGCTCCATTTGTCGCCGCCGCCATCGTCGGCACAGCATCAACCGCCGTCGACGTGTAATATTTACTTTGAACCGTTCCTGTGCTCGCCGAAAAATTACCAGCTGCCAAGGTCAGATTTACCGCTTTTTCAATAAAGCCATTTACCAGATTTGTATCATTTGCCGAGGTAGAAAAAACATCCTGCATGATCAAGTTCATGATGTTTGCCCGGGCCAGCGGATCGGTCGCATTACTAAGATCGGGAAGAGGGGCATGGGTATTGATTGCGTTTTTCAAGGTCACAGAGTCGATCGATCTTGGCAGGGTTGAGACGGCCGCCGTCGCCTCGGTATTATCCATGGATTTAAGAGCCGTTAAAGGCCCTCTTAAATCATCAATATCCTGATTGGAAATCGCAGCTTGCGCAACCGACAAACGAAGGCGCGCCAAAGCAATGTTTTCTGCTGGAACAGCCGGGTCTTGCGGCGTTGCGTTTTCGGCTCCAGCCGTAACCGTCAGAGCGCCGTCCACTGTTGAAATCGAGATAATATCAAATCTGGGATTGGCCACCGGTGCGCTAACGGTGGCAGATACTTGAGCGCCAACGGCGATTGGGACGCTTCCCCGTGCGGGCAGAAAGCCACTCGCCACACTTACGGTCATATCCGCCGGGCTGTTTTCTGTAACAGCAAAACGGGCGGCAACGGCACCCGTTACCGCAATCGAATTATCAATATTGGTTTTATAACTGGTCGCATCTTGCGCCGTAAAATCGGGTTGGATAAAAGTGCCGACTGCCATAATTATACTCCTGTTGCCCGGTAATTGAGAGTGCCGCCAACGCTGTTCCCGGCGGCATCATATATGTTGGCTGTAAAGCCTGTTTTGGTAATATTTTCCCATGTCGCGATGCGCACGGCCCCTGCAACCGATGCGGCGGAGACTTCGATAAAAGGCACGTTGTGAAAGGCGGTATCAAACAAGACGGCCGTGCCACCTGCCGCGATGGTCACCGTGGCTGATTTTGATCGCTCAAGCATATCAACAATGGACGTAAAAGCTGTCAGGCAAGCGCTGCCGCCCGTATTGTCCTGTTGGTGCATGATCTTGAAATACCGCCCTTTAACTTCACGAACGGTCCAGTCTTCAAAGCCGTCATAAGCGTCAGCTACCCGGCGGTAATCAACTTGCAGGCTGTTTGAAAGAACGCCTGTTTCAGAAACACCGAGTTGATTGCTAACGGTTCCCCAAACGCGCACGTTATCGTCAAATTCAATATCGATCTCGTTCTCTTGATAAGTGGAAAGCGCCACCGGAGAGGGGACATAACTTGCGAATGGATCAACGGTATTGGCAATCGCAGTGGAGGCCGGATTCAAAACGCCTGTCAGCGGGTTACGAATAAAACCGCCGCTGGCCGGATTGGCAAGCCCCGGCCAGACAGGCCCGCCAGAGACTTCAACAATCATGTCAAACTCACTGATTACATTCAAGCGGGCGACCGTGGCCGTAGCCGAGATATTGCCGGTGCTATCAACCGCCCTGATGAAAAAATCCCAGTTACCCGGCAAAACCGTCGCTGTCGTGATAACGGTGCCGACGCTGGCCGTGGTCAGGCTGGTTGCATCCGCCACCACTGACCCTACAGGGCCATAAGCCAGAATATGCTGGTCGACATCGCGCTCTGGATGCAGAGGCCAGCGCAAGGTCACGTTGGGGCCATTCTGTTGCACCGTCAGCCATGCCACGTCGGCAGGCGGCGCTTCTTTGCCGAGCACCGTATGCAACACGACCGCAGACCAGCCCATGACTTGTGCGTTGTCCAGAATGTAGCGGCTTTTGATCTCATAGATTTTGCCACTTTCAACGCCAGAAATGGCGATCTCCAGTTGCGTTGCGGGAACCGCAGGCAGAATCTCCCAGCTGTCATCACCGCCGCCTTGTTGCCTGTAAGCCATCTGAAGGCTTGCCACATCATCACGGGCACGACCCGGCTCCTGAAATGCCACCACCATACGGTTGATCCAGCCACCACCAACAGCCTCAATCAGGACCGATCCATCTGAACGGATCGACTGGATGGCAGGGGCTGCAAGGCCGGCTGGAAGGGAGATATTGCTGGTAAAGGCAGGGATGGGTCCTTGATCTGCCTGATAGACCGCCGGGGCCGCTGGAATAACGGTCAGTTTTGCGGTCAGGTCTTGACCGGGCTCGATCTTGTGAACCAGCACGTCCATGCTCTCGGCACCCTTCTCGCCGAAGCCATAAATGTCATCAACCGCAATCCCGATCGTATCGGCCACCGGTGTCTTCAATGACAGGGTTGTCTGATCGCCCGCATTAGTAATAACCTCATAAATCTGGGTACCCGCCAGCACCGTTCTGATGGCCAGTGCGTAGACCTTTCCGATCTCCATCGTTGCCTCATCGTCCAGCTCCAGATCGGTAATATTATTGCTTACATCCTTGATGATCGAGCGAATACGGCCAGACCCTAATCCTGCAAATATGACATCGTGGTTGAGGCCTATCAAATCACCGCGCGTACAGACAATATTTTCAATATCCGCATAGAAAGTGAAGGTTTCAGGGCGCAGCTGGGCGGTGGCATAATGATAGCGCCCGAATTTCCAGATCAGATCGGGATGGGTAATTCCGGGCAGCTCCAAAGTCTCGAAATTACTGGCATTGGCCGATGAATAGCCATCGGCATAAACGATCATTTCGTCCTGGGCATAGCCTTGCAATTCATTAACAAACCGAATGCGCCAGCCGTGGGGGAAATCCAGAAAGGTGCGCTCCCCTGAAAACCCCCAAGAATTCCTTGGTGTGAAATGCTGGATAGGCACGGTTTGAGGCTGATCGATGACCACTGAAAATTGACCGGCCTCCATGGTTTTGGAGGCGCGACCCGTTGATGCAATCTGATCGAGCGTTTGACCAACGGTACTGCTAAAATCAACAACACCATTGAACGCATATCCGTTCGCATCACAAAATTCGTGCCACGCCTCAATTTTTGACAAGGCAATCCGGTTGGTTCCAACCGCCCGTTTATTCGCAGAGCCTGTCATGACCGCTCGAAAGAGGCTGGCTGGGTTGCCGGTAGCACGGGTGATCCATGTTGAGGTGGCCGCATCCCAGTCGGGCAGGATCGACGTGCAAACAGCATTTAACTGGCTGACAACACCATTGAGCTGATCTGTCGCTCGAATAACAAGGGCGGTTTTAGCCACACCCGGTAGATTGAACGGGTCCTGATACGTGATCGAGCGCAGGGCGCTCCAGGTGCAGCGATCAAAGATACGGGTGCTTTGTGTATTATCTGGCGTTGCCCGCCGCCCGCGCACTTCATATTGGCCGTTTGCCACGACCCACCGGAAATCACGACGCACTTGCGATGTTGTGTTTTCTGTGAAGGTCTTGGTAATCGAATTTGTCCAGGGGATGGTGCCGACCGCTCTGATTTCAAAAGTGATATCAACAGAGGTATCGACCTTGGCATTCGTGCTGGTAAATTGAACCAGCCCGGACAGGAATGCCACATCAATTGTAATCTCGTCCGTGTTGATCTGTGTGGTTCGAACCTGCCAGCCATCCACCTCGTTGAGTAAAATCGATAACCCTTCTTCATTGACATCATTACTATATAAAGTCAGCGGGGTATCAGTGTCGTATCCATAGCGATGTTCAACTTCCACTTCGGCGAAATTGGCAAGCGGGGTCTCTCCGATTTTAAGGTCAGAGATCGCCAGAGGTCCATATCCCCAGACCACCATCATTCGTAAATACTGCTCATCTCCTCGAATTTCACTATAGCTTTTAGCCCCCAGCGGCGGTGTCTGCCGGTGGGTGCCTAAAACACGGGGGATCGGGCTGTAAAGCCGGGCATTATTAGCGGAACCAGTGAGGCTGTATGTCGGGCTGTCAGCTGGCTGGTCTGGCCGTTTTAGCTGCGACGGTGGCGGCGGTGCCAATGCCGCTTGTACCAATGTGCCCACCAGTGAAATTGCAGCCCCTAGCAGCTGCCCTGCTGTGATCCCTCCAAAAACAGCGGTATTTGCCGCCGCTCCTAAAATCAGGCCGGGGCCAAAAAATGAGGCAGCGGCAAAGCCAAGCATCAGTACCATTTGGAGCGGGTTTTTCTTACCCCCACCACCGCCGCCCATGGGAACCACCGCCACGGTAATCTGTGCGCCAGCTTTTGGACGAACACTCTCCCACATATCTTTCGGGATTTTCACATCACCGACGAAAACATGTGCATGACGCAGCAAAATCGGGTCAGGACAGGCGATCCACAATGCTTGCAGAATGTTCAAGCCTTCGGGCAAAACCTGATCGACACGCTCGTTATGCAACGGGTGCATCAGGCCGGTAAACCGAAAACCGTCTCCCGAATTTTCAAGTAATTTATTACTCATCGATGGCCGGTCCTGCTTTGTAAAACCTCATTGAAGAATGCCTGAAAAACCCGATGATCCGTTTTTCAAATTTGAAGTTGTGATACTGCTCAAGCGCAACCCCAACGCCTTCCTGTGCATGGATAAGAAGCCCCGGCTTGACCACAAATCCAATATGAATGGGCCGTGACCTCATCCGCACCAGGACCGCGTCAAATTCCTGCTCACTGCCTGCCTCAACCTCAAACCAGTCGGCCCGATTATCTTCGATGAGCGTTGCCAGCCTTGGACCATTGCGGGTCGTGTCGTAGCAGGTGGCATATGACGGCAAATTCTCAAGGAGCTGCTCCCTGTAAATCAGGCGGCCCAAGCCCCAGCAATCTACCCCTTCATGATTTCGACCATGCTCTTGAAACGGGATTTTTATATAATCTGCAACCCACTCCATCAGAACAGCCCCGGCGCAAGGCCCGGCGTAAAACTGTCGCCGGGATAAGGCTCATCCAGAAAATTTTCAAGGCTCAAATCGCCCGTCACTTTCAGCACGTCATAACCCACATGGATCATCTGGTAATCGGGGAGATGCAGCTCGATCACTTCAGGGCTGGAAGCCATCACAATTTTGATATCAAAACTGGCCGCTGACGAAATTGAGCGGACCGTTTTAACGATCTCACGATCTACATTGTCAATGGCAATTTTTGCATTAATGAATGTAGCGCCGCTACTTTCCGGCAAGGTGATTTCAAAGGGATAAGCCACATAAAGATCACCTGCATGGGTCAAATCTTCACGATCTGAACAAACCCGGATCGGTGCGGAAAGGTCCACATGATCGATAGTAATGAGGATGATAAAAACCTCATCGGTTTCCGGGGCATAAATTGCGGCCTTGGCGGCATCAGAAATGGGCACACTCATGGTTGCAGCTCCAAGGATAGAGAGACCCTGTAATAAGCCCCGCCGCCACGCGGGGAGCCGTAGTCAGGTTCTTTGGCAAATTTGAAGGTTGCAGGCAGCTGGGTGCGCGGATGAACCCACGTAAAACTCAAAATACCCGACCTTAAAGTCGTGTTGAAAAACTGGTCAAGGGTCTCCACTTGCGCGGCAGTACAGTCAATTTGCCCGCTGATGGGACGAATGGCAGTGGTCGAGCGACGGCGGCGTTTATCGGGCCCCGTGGCCATCGGCGTTTTCAGCATGTTGGAAGGCGCGCTTTCACGGTAACCGGCGGCTTCAAAAAATTGCGGTAAAGTTGCGGGCCAGATATCGGTCATCTTCCTGCTCCTTGACGGCGGACGCCATAGGCCTGTTGCATCGGCGCATCGAGCGCGCCAGACGCGATCCCGTCAGCCACTTTAGACAGGATAATACGGGTAATAGCCTGCCCGTCAGCGCCTTGTTGCTGGGAGACAGCTGGAGCCGCCGCATCACCAGATCGCTGGTCAATAATTTGAACCACGGTGCCGCCACCAGCCCCTCGAAGGTCCACCGGGATGCGGCGACCGTCCGGCAGGGGCACATTGGCTTCGTTCATATCGCCTTCGGCCCAAATCGAGACTTGCGGACTGTTGGCAACGCCGCCCTTGCGGTAGGTACGGACAGGCAACTCACCTTGCGGGGTCATGATGCCGCCTTTTTCAAACCAGCTGAACAGACCCGCACCGGGGCGTACCGGATTGGCCCCGCCATAGCCGGGGGTGCCGGTAGGTCCAGAATTTCCGCCGCCGAATAACCCTCCGAAACTATCAAAGATACCGCCTAAAAAGCTATTGAGCGGTTTGGCAATCGTCTGCTGATAAACCATCCGCAGCATGTCATCGATAATCATATCGACCATGTTGCTGAAAGCATCAGAGACTGTTTCAGTGCCCTTAATCATATTGACAAAACTGTCTTCAGCACCACGAGACGCTTTTTTAAGGGCATTTTCGGCGTTGGTCGCATGATCCGAATAGTCGTCATTAAGATCACTTAACGCCCGTTTAACGCCATCTGACCAGTCCTTGCTATCGCGCAATTGCTGATCCTGGGCATCTTTGATCTGGCGGCGGAAAATCTCGTCAATTTCGGCAGCAAATTGTTTATATCCGGCCTTCACCGGATCAAGACCTTTCAGGGCTTCATCGCGCCATTTTTTGGCCTTGGCAATGGCCTGATCATAGGCAGGCAAACTGGCAAGCTGCGCCTCTTTTATCTGGTTGATCGTCTCAACATGCTTTTTCTCGATCTCGCTGGTGCGCGCAATGTTGGATTTGTAGCCCTCAATTGACAACATCGTTTTTTTCAAGGCTGCCCGCTCGGCGTCCGTCAGAACAATCCCTTTTTTCTTGGAGGCATTGGCAATCTCGCGCACTTTGTTTTCAGCATTGATGCTTTGTTTGGTGATATCATAGAGGTCTTTTGAAATCGCCCGCGCGCGATACAATTTATAAAGCTGTGCCTCCTCGCGCTTCAACGCATCCAGCCGGTCCGTGTAGATATTATCGGTGGCTGTCGCGCCCGCTTTGGACTTTTTGGGCTGAATATCGATCTCAATGGGTTTGCCAAGTTTCTGGATATTATCCAAAAGGCTTTGCAGCTGACGGTCAATTTTAGCGATTTCATCACGGGTCGCATCGGCCTGCCCCCCACGCCGTTTAGTCAGCTTGTCAATGCCATACCGTTTGGCCAGTTTTGGATCAAGGGTGCCAAGCTCCGCCTCTTCTTTTCGCTGTTCAGCCAATCTGGTGGCCAGACGCGCGCGGGCGTATTGCAGCTCCACAACCGAAGCCTTGTTGGTTGCAATAGCTTCTTCCCTTCGCGCCGCCGCCATGGCTTTTGCATTTTCAATACCGGTTTTCAAAACGCCATTGGCCTGATCCATGGCCGTTCGATAACGATCCGTTGCTGTGGTTGCATCCTCGGAACGCGAGGCAAACTGGTAAATGGCCTCTCCAGCTAAAACAATCAGGCCAATCGGTCCGCCCAGTAAAGTCAACGCCCGCCGTAAAACGGTCGCTCCGGCGGCGGCGATGCGCGATGCCGCGCCCATGGCGATCATGCCAACAGCCGCCGTTTTGGACATCGTTGCCATCATTCGAAGCCCCACGATGGCCCCGGCCGATCCAAGCGTGCTACTGCTAAAAAGCCGGGTTGCCACGCGGGCCGCTGTGATCCCGACAACCAGCCGGGACATAGCGCCGATATTTTCGGCAGCAAATCCAGTAACTGCCCCGATATTTTTGCCAAGGGCGGCAATTCCCTCTTTGATTTCGGGGTCGCGCAAGGTAACGGTCAAGGCCTTGAATCCGGATGTTACGCCTGACAGAAAACCGCTTGCTGAAAACTCCACCTGCAGGTCGAACATGGCATTTTTGAACCGGTTGGTCTCAGCGGTGGCCGACCTAACAGCGGCAGGCAAACCGTCCTTGAATGTTTTCCGCAACTCGGCGGCAAATTTGGGCAGGAAGTCGTCGGACATCACCTGTCCAAGTTCCAACATTTTGGAAAGTTCCGCCGTGTTTTTCCCCATCGCCCGCGCGGCAATCTGGAAGGCACCGGGCAACCGCTCTCCTAGCTGACCTCTAAGCTCCTCTGCCTGCACTTTCCCTTTTGAGGCAATTTGATTCAGGGCCCGAAGGGCACCGGACGTATCATCGGCAGAAAGCCGCATGACCGTTGATGCTTCGGCCACGCCCAGGAATATGTTGCGCGTTGCCTCTCCTTCCAAAGCAGTGCCTTTGGTGGCCGCAGCCAGCTTGGTGTAATCGCCAACGGTTGATTGAAACTCCAGACCGAGCCGTTCGGCTTGATCCCGGACAAACCCGATTTCTTTGGCGCCGGTTGCCATCCCGCCAGTGGCCGCTGACATGGCATTTTCGATGCCTTCCATCTGGGCACCGGTATTGAATAGTTTGCGTGCCAGCAAGCCAAGGCCGAGGGCGGCAATGGCTCCGCGCATCCGGCCATATCCGCTAATCAGTTTCTCATTGTCATTCGCCAGTTTGCGGGATTGATTGCCTGCCTGTTTGGCCTTCATACGATATCGATCAACCGCATTACTTGCCGATTTGGCAGTGCGGGTAATCTGCCCGTTCTTGCGGGCAAACGCCGCCGCATGACGGGCTGCGACACTGCTGGCTTTACCCGCTTCGGCGATTTTACGGCTCTGAAAACTGACCGCCGTTTTGACTATTTTCGCAGATTGACCCATGCGCATATTTGCCGAGACAAGCCTCAACGATGCTGTCGATGTTCGGGAAATCTGTTGCCCGGCTTGCGCGATCTGCTGGCCTTGCCCGCTAACGGCGGTGCCGGTCTGTTTGGCGGTGCGGGCAAATTCTTTCTGGGCTTTACTCCCTTTGTCAAAGGCCACGACAAGGCCCTTGCTATCGCCTTTAACTACCAGTTTGACAATCATATCGCCCATTGATCAAGCCCTCACTGCGCGTTCCTGAAGAACGGTTAAAACTTCATTTTCCATGATCTGGATTTTCTCAAAAACGGATCGTTTATCTATAATTTCCAGCAACTCCATAAGTGCCGATACAGACGCATAAATCAAACCGGTCCGCAGGCCATCCATGCCCGCACAATGCCACTGGGTGTCCAGCTGAAAAAACAGCCGGGCAGCGTCATGGTTTTGCGGATAAACATCAACGGCCATCAGCTTTGAGGGTGGTCGCGATTTTATCCAGTTGGAAATTTCAACCTCATCTGTTCCACATTCCCTGAGCAAACTGGCAATGTCATCATCCTCGATTTTTGGAGCGTCGCCGCCCGCGAAATGACGGGCGACGTCTCTTAGTTTTTTACCAGAAAGTTATCCCCGTACATGGCCGTCAGATAGGCCCGAACGATAGCGGTTCGGATGTAAGGCACATCGAGAAAAGCGGCCACGTTGGCCTTGTTGAAGCCGAGCTTTTTACCATCAGGACCGGTCACATCTTCCCAGCCGATAAGCGCTTTTTCCATCATTTCAAAATCAGAGTTCCGGACCACATCATCGGTCGAGAGCTTGGCAACCTCGCTGTCAGAGAGAACCTTGAAACGCGCCCGAAATTCGGCACGGTCATGAGTGCCGTCATCGGTTGGCACCTCAATGATGACCGGCCAGTTGAATTCGTGTTTTTTGGAAAAGACAAAAGACATGTTTAAACCCTATTTAACTGTAATTGAAAGTTCGTCATCGCCGGTCGATGGTGTCGGAATGAGGTCCATATTCAACATGACAGTTCCGTTATCATCGCCGTAGCTGGGCGCTTTGATCTGGATTTTAGGGGCATCAATCTGGACGATGTTACCCGCCGCCGTTCCATGCACCAGCTGCAACGGTGCAAGCGCCGCTGAATTCGCCAGTGTGAAGAAATCCTTGGTGGTGACGGCCGGGGCCTCGATCGAGACACTTCCAGAGCCTTGACGGTCTGAAATTGTCACCTCTTCGGCCCCAACCAGGTTACGATAATTAACCTGATTGCCAATATCGAAATTAAGCGATTTCATGATGGCGGCATAGCCGTGCAGAGTGAAGGTCGGGCTGTTGCTGTTGGAGCCTTCGATGGGGGCTGTAAAGCCGCTCAATGTCGGCACCGGCATCGCGACTTCGGAAGGGTCGACATACAGTCCTGTAAAGTCGAATTTGAAATACGGAATTTCGCCTGCGCCAAACTCGATTGATACATTGCCCCGCGCACCAGATAGCACATGCCGGGTGCCATCTTTAAAGAAATAAAGCGTGGCCGATCCGTAACTGCCCGAGACCGGATCATATTTGACATCAACGGCCGCCTGAATGGTTTCGGCAAAACCGCAAGCCAGTAACGCCGGGCCATAAGCCGGAGCTGTTCCTGCGGCCCCGGCACCGGCCATTTCAACCTTGAAAGAGCATTTGACATGTTTGCCAGCTAAAATTTCAGGCTTGGCTCCTAAAAAGCCGTCCAGCAGATTACGCGCCTTGTACTCGCCTTCGAGCGGACTGACATCGGCATCCGTCACCAGCAGGGCATTGGCGGCCCCTGTTGGCGTGGCATCGGTGCCATAAGTGACTTCGGATTTAAGCAGAATGATGGATTGATTGGTCTGTTTTGACATGGTCGATTTCCTCTATGCCTTTATATTTCGCGGGGCCGGGGTGATTTTTTTACTGGGGATGGCGAGGCCGTTGGATAGAAAACGCGACCACTCCCAACACTGCTTTTAGCGGGCGCTTTGACAGGACCGCCTGTTGCAAAAATTGGCCGGTCGAGCCGCGTACCATCCGGGGTCCGCGCTGTATTGCCTTCGGGATGATCACGGGTGGCAGGTGTCACTTCAATACACTTGCCTTTCTTATCAATTTTATAGGTACCGCCATTGCGTCTCATGTCTTTCTCCTACGCCCGGTATTGAGCAGGAATGGTGAATTCGTCCTGCCAAAGAACAATTTGATTGGTAAAGGCCGCCAGCCGGCCGCCCTGAAAATAGGTGCCATTAATGGCTTCTGAGTGCCGCCAGCCATTAAGGATGACCTTTAGTTTGGCGCGTAAAATCATGATTTCCTCAAGCGCGCCGCCCCCTTGGCCATCGGCCACATTCTTGGTTTTCAACAAAACTGCAAAAGTGAATTTTTCGTCCTGGATAAAAGCCCCGGCCATCGCCTTGTTGGCATTGGCCGTCTCCGAGACCGGCAGTATGAAAGCGGCGGGCGTTATCCGCAGGCCATCAATATCGCCCGGGCGCGTGGCAATCTCGACCCGCTTCAATTCGGGAATGGATGCGTCAATATAATCGCGAATTTCAACCAGCTTCACGACTGATCTCCTTGAAATAATTGACCGTAATATTCTTGATGCGATCCGCATCATCGGGACCGATGCCCACATGAGGGCGGGCAGGCAGAGTTACCGATTTGATAGTGATGAATTTACCGCCAATTTTGAAGCGCAGCGCCTTGCCATTTTTAGGGCGGATGGTGCCGCCGAATTGCTGGATGGCGGCATAAATTACATTGCTGCCAACCTCGGCATAATCCTTGCCAGACTGACCGATATAGGAATCCGCAAGGCGTCCGCTATCGAGCAAGGTTTCGCCGCCCTCCATCTGGGCGCGCCTTGATGGCTTCCAAGGCTGACCATCTGGGCTTTCCTGATTTTGGAAATTGTCCTTAACATCCGATTCCAGGCTTTTGCTAATAACTTTCATCAAAGGGGTCATATTGCGCGCGCCATCCAGTAACCGGTTGATGGTGCGCTCGGCGCTCATGTCATCAAGGGTTATTTCCATGGAAAAACCACTCATATCAGTAGCCTTTCAATTGGGTGCGCGAGAATATCCGCTCTTCGGCATCCACGGTCGGCGCGGCCGTCTGTAAAATTTCTGTATTGCTGTTCGTAAGCCCCAGCTGAATAATCCCGCGCGACACATCTGACAGATACTTGATGGCATCTTTATAATCTTGCTCAACCGCGTCCGGACGGTCATCGCGATAGAGAAAATATCGGGTCAGGGCGCAGGCAATGCGGACAATATTCTGGGGGGTATCCAAGATCGGCAAATCATATTTACCCTGTAAATAGCCATCAATCAGGGCATCGGCATCGGCAAATTTAGCGTTGAGGACCGTGACATCGATGACGGTCACATTGACCCGGTCCGTCAGCTGGATCAGCTCGCTTTCGTCATACCGGTCTTTCATGTCCTGCAACGTCGCATATGCCATTTTGGGTCCTTGAAAAATGTCTGACCGGGGAGACGGCCCCGTCAGACTTTCTCTGACCTCCCCCGAAATTCCCCGTCTGAAATTTCGAGATCATCGGTCTTCGGGTATGATCGGTGTCAGTCGCTCAAGCGAACCGACAAATTAGGGTCAGAACAGAGGATTTCGAGTTCCTCCTCGGTAAATTTCGAGAGCGGATGAACCACCACCGCCGCCGGATGCGCGATACCGCACCGGCGATATCCGTCTTTGAAGGACCGGATACCGATTTTCTGGCCTTCTTCTTCGGCCTCCTGATTTTCAGGGGCAGTGTTTTTGGGTTTGCTGTTCTTAGTCATGTTTTAAAAATCCTTTATGGGAGCCAAGGGACTTGAACAATTTCGACCATGTTGCGGTCGGTGTTCGTCTCGCCGTTCGCGTTGTTTTCCTTCAAGAGAACATCGCGCGCAGCAAACAGGTTGGACGCCCCGACCACCAGAATGTTCGGTGCGATGCCAAGCGGACGGCCCTCGTCATTATTGAGGGCAACCATGGCGTTGTAAGCGGCCCTGAAACCAGCCTGATCAAGGGTGGCTTTCGAGCCATGTGCCATTTGCCAGAAGCCGAAACCAGCATTGCCGCGACCATCGACACCGTGCAGGATTTCTTTTTTAATGAACACCCGCTCGTCATCCGGTTTGTCGATAGAATTGAATTCATATGACTTGCGGTTTTGATAGATAAGCGGTTTCAGCGCCCGCGAGCTGTCCATCAGGAACCATGGGTTGCTGGCCCCGGCGGTCATATTACTGACACTGATCTCAGCGCCATTCACGATAACCGGATGATCGGTATCAAAATAAAACTGGCCGTCAAAACAGGTTTCTGTAAACCCGGCCTTCAACAGATCAAACACCATCTGGTCCGGATGAACAGCGGCAGAGCGGCCCATTTCCGTAAACATGGGGGTATAAATGCCCACATTATCATCTGAAATATCATCGGTTTTAACCCCGACGGTCACCTCAAAAGACTTGTTTTTGATGGTGTAGCGGTGGGCTGCCAATTGTTTGATTACCCGGTCGCCGATCCATTCGCGCATGGCCGGAAAATCGCCGAGCCAGCCATATTCATTGGCAGCCGTCGTGCTGATGATCTCGGTGGCAATTTGCGGCCAGTGAATTTTGGGTGCGTCAAACCCGTTTTGAAAAGCGGCATTGAAGGAGACACCTAAAGCCGTTAGATTTTCTGAATTTACAAGCATGGATTTTTTTCCTTAATCGAATTTGATCCAGACGCCTTCGGCATCAACGTCCATAATTTTACCCGCCGCCGATCGGGTGCCGGTGGCATCTGTTTTGGCAACCGTCTGGTCATCAACCAGATAAGCTGTATCGCCAATTTCAGCACGGGTAATCAGGTCGCCAGCCGCAGAATTGGCATAGGCAAACACCCCTTTTTCAATGACTACAGTCATATCGCCAGCCGCGCCGGCACTGTTATCGACGGTTGCTTGCGCACCGCCTGCAGCCACAAGGCCGGTTGCCATTGTTGCCGGAGCGGCGTTACCGCTGGCATCCAGAACGACAATCGCTCCTTGCCAGATTTTTGTCGCGGCAGCGACCGGGGCCATATATTCAAGCCCCATTCGCGCGGACGTCTTGCGCCCTTTTGAAAGTGCGGTCATTTGGCGTCAGCCTCCTTCTGCTTTTTGAAGTTTTCTTCGGATACGCCGGTTGCCCGGCAAATGGCGATTTCTGCCTCGCTAAGGGCAGCACCACCTTCGGCTTTACCGCCCATGTCGGCTGCTCCGGCCAGAACCGGGGCATTTTTGAGGAAGTCGTTAAAACTCCCCATGTCCGATTTGGCCAGAGTGAGCGCCCAGGAGCGATTGGCCGGAGTGATTTTGCCTGCCTCAACCGCCGCATCAACCGCCGCCGTAGCCGATCCTTCTGCCAGCTTGCTCTGCAAACTGGCAAGGGCGGTATTGACCTCCTGAAACTGGGCCACCGTCACAAATTTGGTCGGGTCAGGCTCACTGGACGATTTGACCGACGCCACCGCTGTTGCAATCTCGGTTGCATCAGCGGCCTCGGTCAGGCCGACCGTATCGGCAATGGCGGCAAGGGCCGTGTTCGTTGAGGCGGCATTTGCCACCATTTCGGTCAGAAGCGTACAAAGTGCCTCTTCCGTCATCTCGCCTGTCTGGCCGAGAATAGCCATCAGACGCTTTATCAGCTCGTTCATGTGATCTCCATTTGGGTTTGAGGGGTTTGCTGAATGTTGGACTGCGGCCAAGGCCGTCAGGTTCAAGGCAGGATCATTGGTCAGTGCCACCCGTAAAATCCGGGTAACGACACGGCCTGATTTTGTGTAAGTAAAAGTTGGGGACAGATAGCGGTATTCACGGTCCGCAAGCATCTCCTTGGCGCGCGGTGTCCATTCCACTCGTGCCCAGATGCCGTCGGTGCGGGCTTCAAGCTCTTTGATCCAACCGGCAGCAGGAGCAGGCTGGCCATTATCAACCGCGTGGTCCGTTTGATGCTCATAGTCAAATACGAGATCACGGCCCCGGGACAATGATTGACTGATAACCGCCGTGGCATCTTTCAATATCCATGGATCACGCCCATCAACAGAATTGAATTTTCCAAGGGGCATAATATGGACCCATTCCGGAACACCGTCCGGCAAGTCAAATCCGCATATGGCTAATTCAAAGTCCAATTTACTCACCTGTTCAAAATTCGGTTGCCGTTTTTTTGATCTTGAGTGAGTATGGTCAGAACGCCCCGTGCAAAATGCCCGGAAGTGGTTCCGGTCAAGCGATATTCGCAGCCATCTGGAAAACGCCCCTGACACCTCCCGATAACATCGCCGTTAAACACCTATTAAACGGGCTATTTTCGCCTGTAGGCGTTTTCAGGGATGATGGTTGCCAAATTCGCTTTAAAACGGTTCTGGGGCGTTTTGCGGGGTTGGGTTGATATTCTATCAGATGTGCTTATATTAACGGGACAGGTGATGTGGAGACGACGGTAAAAATTCAGCCGGCCGCAGCACGGAAGTTTAAGTACTGACGGAGCGTTCGGGGTTTACGGGCTGGCCCTGCACACATCACCTGTTTTTCCGATATATTTCCTGATGCTTGGCCATATACTTTTCGGTGGTTTTTTTATTTGTTCTAATCAGGGTCAGCGCAAAAAGAGCTTGGCCATCTGCCGTTATCTTGACACCCGCCCGGTAATAATCGTAAGAGCTGGCTGGCCAGACAAAGGCAATACGATTTTTTGTATGACGAAACACACGGCCCTTTTCAATGATCTCTGGGAGCTTTTTATAATCCTTAAATTTGACGTCACGATGCTTGTCAATATGTGTGGCCAGCGTCTCCGTCGAGATATCTATCCGCGCCACGCGCCCGGTAAATCCAAAATCAATTCTGCTGTCAAGCCGCCCAACCGGGGCGGTCCCTTCGATCACGCCATCAAATAAATCTTTGAAATGTGGGCTCTGAACAGCCAGCTTTGCAGCCTCATGGCCCAGATCATCGCCTGTATATTTGGCAGGGTCCGGAAAACGCCCCGTTGCCACCTTGCCAACATTGCCCTGCCAGCCCGGATCAACACCGGTTGGGATTTGATGAACCTCCCCCGTTCGCTGGTTTGTCCAGCTCCGCCAGTTTGGATCAACAGGCTTCGAGATTTTCTCTTTTCGCCGTTTTAAATCATCGCCAGAGAGTTGCTGAACCGTGCATCGGCACCGCCAGCCGTTGGGAGGATACAGCCAGTCCCATGTGGGATCATCGACGGGCAGGATCGTTCCGTGCCAGCTTTTATGCAGGGGCCGGGTGCGGCTGTCCCGGATAACCACATAGCGCAGATATGGCATGAATCTTTTTACCCGCTGAATTCGCATCCAGTGCCCCGCCGCATAAGATGACCGCATATTGGCATCAAAAATAATCCGCAAGCGACGCTCACTGCCCAGCTGCACAATGTCGGTTTTGCCTGTTAGCGGATCATAAAGAGGCTTCTTCCCCCACCAGCCTTTAGCCTTTAATTTGGGAGCCAGCTCCTTTTGAAACGTCTCGAACGTGGTACCATCAGCGATGGCTGTGCTCATCGCAGCTCGAATATCTTCAAGGATATCAAGCCGCATGACCTTAGCGACGGTAAAGGACTGCGCGTGTTCTGCAACAGCGACATCCTGCCAGCCAAAGCTGATCCGGTACCCCTTAGATTGAAAATAGCTGACAACCTCTGTGGGCTGCAGAGATTTGAATTTAACGCTCATTCATCCCCCAGCGGAATACCCAGCTGCCCGGCGATTTGTGCGCTGAACAAACTATTGCCCATCAGCTTAGCCAGATCATTAATATCCATTTTTTCAAGCAAATCCGGTAGGAGTGCTTCAAATTCCGCATAACTGGCTGCCCCTTTCAGGGCTTCCAAAATCGGTGCCAGGATCGGCTCCATCGGATCGAAGCCCTCCTGCGCCAGAATGTCGTCAATGGACTCGTCGATCACATCACGATTGAGCTGGGTAGCGGCCAGAGCCGTTGCCTGTGCCGCCGGTGCTGGTGCCGGTGATGCGGCGGCAACTTCCAGAAGCTCGTCTCCGTCTTCGGGATCAGGAACCCCCATTTTATCGCGGGCCCATTTGGCAGGCACCCGACCGCCCGTCTCGACAAAGGTTTTTATGGAGGTAGAAAATTTCTCAAGATCAATACTCTCCGGAATAAGGAGCTTTATCTTGGGATAACGGTCCTGCGCGCCAAAGTTCAAGTCAATGGCCGCGCGGACAACTTGCAGGTTCAAGGTCGCAGCCAGCTGCCGGGTATCGGCCTTTAAAATGTCTTTACGGACCTCGTTATGCTCTTTTGAAACCGCATGTCCGCCCGACACCGCGTCTGTGGTGGTGGTTTGACCCAGAACCGCTTTGGAGACCTGATAGTCCATCCAGTTCGCCAGCCGTTCATATAGATCGACGGAGGAGGAGGTTCCGCTGCTATTGAGAAATTCAATCAACATACTGTCTGGGATAATCGCCCCTGCATCTGTGCCGATCATGGCAACAGCGCGCCGCAAAACAGCCCGTTCCTCTTCGGTCGCAGAGGCATGATATTTACCAACCCGGATTGGTTGGCCATAGACTTCTGCAAAGACGATCCAGTCCTTGACCGTGTAATTTTTGAACATATAACCCCATGCAGCCGCCCGCGCGATGCCACCGCGAATGGGCAGACCCGATTTGGCTTTAACCTCATGGGTTATAAATTTGTATTGTGGCAGATGGGTGCCGAGACTGCCATCTCGAATAAGCGGTGTCCGGCCATCATGGCGGTCAAAGGTAAACCAACGCGGGTCGCGCCACTCAAAACGGGCGGGTCGCCATTCGCGCGCATCGCGCTCCCAGATGATTTCAGTAAGGGAGATGCCTTTACCGACCGCATCCATAACGTCAAAAAGTTCGTCTTGCAGGGTTTCGCGGTTCAAAATATCACGGATAAAATCGGCCTGTTTTTGCGCGGCCGCGCTCTCATCTGCCGCTTCAATCTCAATTTCAAGACCGGTCACCGCCCGCTTGCGGGTGCCAAGAACACCCAGATAATGCAGGTCCTTTTCTTCCATCTCCTCGGCCAGCTCGAAATAGGCCATGGTCTCGCCTGTCTCGGCGGAAAGCAACACTCTGGCCAGCTTGCCGGGTGTGAGCCCTTGCGCCGGGTGCCCGGATATGACCGACCGAACGCCCGTGAGGCTGGGCCCGGCAATCTTTTCAGTGAGGGTTTCGGTCGTGACTGGCGATCCGTCAGGATTAATGATGCCTTTCAATTTGCTTATCAGACCCATTTTAGAAGGCTCCTCTGCTCATTTTAAAACTCTGGCCAAGCCCGGACTGTGAATTATCATCACTCGAATCCGGTGTGTCAACCGAGGGGCGATAGCCTCGGCCCACGCCTTCAACGGCATATTGTCTGATTTCCGAGCGGGTCGCGGCATAGGCCAGCAAGGCGGCAACGCCGCTGTCACCATGTCGCTCAAGGCCGTCTGTGCCTTTTTGTCGGTAATTCTTGGGCATTCTGGGAACACCATCGATGCGGCGAAACCCGCGCAAATCTGTCTGAATGTCATCATTGGCCGGGATTTGGATAGTCTGGTCTTCAAACGCATTTTTGAACGGAGCAGTGTTTTCCTCATACCATTTGACCGACAAGCTGACCTCGTCGATGAGGCTGGCACCATATTCCTGACGCGCTTTTTCTGCCAAAAACGCACCATTGCCCGTGGCATCCAGTTTGCCACCGCCAAAGCGGGGCAGGCGATCAACGATATATTTGAGGATCTGCCATTGCTGATCGAACGGCACGTTGGAAAGTTCCACCACAAACGGCGTCTGGCGCACCAGCCCCGCCGTGATCTGCATGGCCCAGATGATGGTTTTGTCTGTTTTGCGGGCGAAATCCTCGCCAAAGAAACTTTGTAAATTCGGATCAAGCTTGTCCAGAAGCGGCTTTAAAACCTGTTCGCACCAGTCCGCCACCTCGGCTTGACGGATATCTTTGGGTAAATCGACAAAGCCGTCCCGGCAGGCAAAGCGAACGACAGCGGGCTCCTTTGAAGCACAATTTTCAAGCAAGGCCCGCGATAGCCACACACCGCCTGATTTTGTCGGGATGCAATCCAGTTCTTCATTACCGGCCTCGCCATAAAAGGCCCGGATTTCATCGCGCCACTGGGCCTCTCCTTCAGGTGACCACTCCTTGCCCGTCACCATACAAATACGCGCGTATAAACCGTCCTTTAAAGCATCATCAAAGGTTATTTTAAGATGGGCATATGGCTTCTTGCCCGCCTTCACTTCTTCCACCAGCTGGTTAAACGGGTTTTCGACACCATCATGGGTGCTGATAATCATCACCCTCCCGCCCCACATGAGCAGGGCAAGGGCAGCTTTTAAAAGCTCTTCCAGCTCGTCATGGAAAGCCGCTTCATCAATGATTACCCAGCCCTGACGGCCCCGCAAGGATCGTGGGCGGCTGGTCAGAGCAACGATTTCAAAGCCAGAGGCAAACTTGATCCGGAAGGCCAGAATGTCTTTGCTGTCGTCTTCATTCTCGGCCTGATCTTTAAACAGAAATTCTTCCACCTCGATGGCGGCGGGCAGGAAGTTGCGGGACCACATGGCGCAAGTATCAATGAATTCCCGCGTCATCTCCATATTATAGCCAAGATAAAAAACATCCATGCCACCATCATTTTTGGTGGTGGAGGCGGTCAATACAGCTTCTGCACCGATCCCCCAGGTCGCGCCGATCCGCCGTGACTTTTCGACAATAACCACTTGATGAACAGCCGTGCTTGCCAGCAATCTTTTCTGATACCCCAATAGCACGTCTTTAAGGGGTTTGCCCTTCAGCTGGTCCGGCAGGCTATGGGTGCTTTGCCTGCGCAGCTCGGCCCATTCCTCTGAAGTGATCGGTTGTCTGGGCATCAATCGAGTCCCAAAATCTGTTTACGAATACTGTCCGCCGTATCCTTGGTCAGGCCCGCCTGCTTGACAGCCTTGTTCACGGTTGCGGTCGTCTCGCGCTTGATGCGCGCAGAGACCTCCTCGCGGATTTTCTGTTCACGTTCAATGGACAGTTTGTTTGCGCTTTCCAACGCCTTGATTGAATTGGCGAGGAATAAAATATCTTTGGGGGCAGCTCCCTTGTCATCATCGCCCATGTTAGCGAGGGTCTGAAAAGCCACGGTTTTCAGCATCTCCGCAATCAGTTTTCCGACATCGCCATTGGGATTTTCGCCCAGCTTATCGACCCAGACACCGGCCACCTCCTGCGCCTCTTTGTAGCGTTTGAGATTGTCAGCAAACTTCTGCACATGCCGCCCAACGGCAGATCGGCTCACATCCTGATCAAGACCGTGCAAATGCTCGGTGATCTCGTCAATGGTGCGTCCGCCATTAATCAGGGCATGAACCTGTTCAAGAATTTCAGGCGGTAATTGTGAGATAGATGATTTGCGGGCCATCTTCACGCCTCCGGAGACGGTTTGCGAACGCCCGGAACTTCGGAAAGCCCGCTTGCCACCTCTTGGCCATGCCGCTTGATTTCAGCAACATACAGGCCGCCCATATCAGAGTTTTTAATCAAATCCTGATCCGCCAGCCACGCCATTTCGGTGCGCACCTGGTCGCGGCTGCAACGGTTGCCCCAGCTGACCACCATGTCATGTAAAATGCTTTCATTGGCAGTGTATCCGGGCATTTCAGAAAGAACGCGCAAGATGACCAGACGGCGATCCTCGCGCAAATGGGCTGTATAGGTCATTTGGTGGCCTTCCTTAAATAGTCGTCCATGATACCGACTTGCCGGTGCAGCATTTTCGAAATATCCCGCATCCCGTTCATTTCGGCGGTTACCGCTTTCAACGATCCTTCGAGCGATTGAATGTCATGCTTTAAATCTGCCACCACCGCCGCTGTGGGCAATCCGCCTTGAATAGCTTCCACATGGGTCAACCGGCTGGAATGATCATCCAGACGATCATCAAGCTTGTCGATCTGCTCACGGCTGGCCCGGTTGCGGGTGGCAACCCATGCGTAAACAGTTGTGACACAAAACATGATCAGCTGAACAATACCGATCCACTCCATCATACTGATATCTTTCACTTCTGACCCCTGTTTGACTGACGTTCAATTTGTTCCTGGCAGATGACACAGGTCTGGACACCGGGCAGGGTTTCCTGCCTGATTTGCGGAATTTTACGACCGCAATAACAGACATCCGCACTGGATTGAGACTGTTTCCAAGTGGCTCGTTTTACGGACATCGCCCGTTCAAATTCTTCCACATTTTGCGCTCTATCAGCTATATCAACCAAGCGAACCTCCCAGAGTGTCGCGTTGCGCTTTCGTCAGCACCAGAATGTAGGCGGTGATGCGGTGACGTTTGAACGGCTGGACCGGCACATAAAATTTAAATCCTTGGGCAAGGCCCGCTGCAAAATCTGCCACCATATCCAATATCTGGGCGATCACAGGCGGGCTTTGCTGTACCTCACCAGATCGGCTGATATAAATTAACTGGCCAGTATGGCGATAGCTCATCACCAGCATTGGTAAGTTGGGGACGATATCGCAGGCATTGACAACGCGGTAATGGGTTAAAACCGCCGCGCTATATTCAGAAAATTCGGCATCCCCTGGACGCGCGCATCCAAACGTATAAATGACAGGAACGACGGACTGGTCAGCCACAAATCTCGGTGCAAGAAATACCGCCAGATCACCGCCCAGACTATGGCCTGTGTAGAAGATTTTTGACTTGCCTTTCAAGACTGCTTTCACTTCATTGTGAAGCTGGTTTGCGCCGGCATAAAATCCCCGGTGGCACCGGCCATATTTGGTTTTGATCAATCTGAATTTAAGATCGGTCAGAATGTCTCTGTAATTTTTCTGGGTGCCACGGACGACAACAACGGTGCCTTCATCAAAATCGACAACAAAGGCTTGTTGATTTTCGACCGAAATATACTGCACAGAAACAGCCCCGAGTTTTTCAAACTCGCTGGTACCGGAGCGTTCAGAAAAATAGGCAATTTCAGAACACTCGGCCAGAAACCTCGCGGTGTCTGGCCGGTACGCTGTGTGACTACCTTTAAGGGCTTTTGATGGCATCAAGGCCCCTCCTATTGCGCCGGAATTACGGACAGAGGTTTGTTGACGATATCAAGAACGCCCTTGGTTATCGTATCAATGACAGCAGGGGCGATCTTGGTGGAATCATTAGAGACAGCCTGCTCCACCGCGCCCCGTATCTCCTGACCGGTAAACGCCTTCACGCCGCTGGCAGAATAGCTGACTTTTAATCCGTCCGGCGTTTCGACATTCAGGTTTACTGTTTCCTGCTCTTTACCCCCGATAATCAGGGCAGAGGTGGGTTTGCCATTCTTGTCGAATTCGATTTCGGCTTTGTTGATGCCGGAATAGCCTTGCGGATTCCAAGGCACCGCACCGGCGCAAGCCGTCACAAAACTCAACAGTAAAAACAGCACACCAATTTTAACAAACTTAATCATTTGGTAGCTCCATAAGAGGAAGTTGATAGGCGCGGTTAAGCCAACCGGCCTCGAATGATCTGGATTTAAGGGCCCGGAAATATCCGGCTCCTTCACACATCAAAGCGATCATCAGATATGCGGGCTTGGTGGAATTGACAGCAGCAATGGTTTTTGATCCCATAACGCCATCTTCTTTCAAGGATAGACCGCAGGCGCGCAGTGCACGTTGCACAATGCGGCCCGCACCGGAAGGTCCGACCGGAAAGTGGTAGTCATAAATTTTGATAGCAATGGCAGGCTCGGCGATCTCGTCAATGCGCCATTTGAAGTACAATCGCTCGTAATGCCTGTCCGCCTGATCTGGCGTCATCTGGCGGATGTCAGTTGCGGTTACAGCCCCATCGAGATTGAAATCAAACTCGTCATAACCGTCCCCGTCGATATCGCCCACGGAAGCGGCATAGCGTAGCGAGATACCAAAGTTGGTGACGCCCCCCGGATCATCCGGATGGTCAACAAGGCCCCCTTCGGTGCTGCGGACATATGAAATTGCCCGTGCCATTTTACTCATGAAAAAAGCCCCTTTTACAGGCCGTTAAATAGGCCTATAAGGTAGGGGCTTCTGCTATGGGTTAATGCCCGGAACTACTTCCGGTTACTGCGATAAACGCTTTATTAATTCGGGCCAGACCTGTTGTCTTTCCTCACATATTTCCAGAAGTTCCTTTTGAACGCTATCTGGAACGGCGTTATCTCCAGACACCCATCGGCGGATGGTCCGGCTGTTCACTCCGAGCTCCTCCGCCATCGCGGTCTGCCAGCGATCCCCAAAAAGACTTTCGCCGACCAGACAAAAAAGATCCGGATCCATGCCTCTACTCCTCACTTAAAATATCAGAAACAATGTCGTCGGCTTGTGTCGCGATATTGACAAGATAGGTGTCAATGGCATCAAGTCCGGTTGTACAAACCTTCCTGATTGTCTCGGTAGAAGGTTCATCGCCTTCAAAAACAAATTCCCAAAAACACATATTTTCTTCAGGATCAGGCTGGATATCTGAAAAAACAAAACCGCCAGCCCCACCTGTCTCACGTCCCCATTTGGCCCGAAAAACGGGCACCTGCATGTGGAAAATGTAACCTTGAGCGGTATACGGGTCTTCCCCAACTATCCAGCGGCAGGGCGGGGTGATTTCTGACATCGGCTTTCCTTAGAATAAAAGGCGGGGTTGCCCCCGCCAGTTTCGTTAAATTGAAATTTCTTCGGCTTGTTCTGGATAATATAAGTCTTCAACATCTCCAACAAAAATCCCATAAACAACTTCGGTTGGGGAGACCCAGTAAGTCTCTACACCGGGGTGAGTGTGAGCCACATAGACTTGATCCATGTTGAAAGGCAAAATCATTTCAGGGGTTGGTTCATCATTTGTTTTGATCCAGCAATCGCTTGTCCGCAGTTTGATCAAATATACCTTTTCGCCCTCTTCCAGATCATAGGTTGGCAATAAAGCTGCAATCATATCTTCTTTTGAGGTAGCCGCCTCAATTACCGCATCTTCTTCAATGTGGTCATAATCTACAACGTCATGTGTAAAGTAAAAATTTGTCATTTTAATCGGGCCTCCTTGCCCTGTATGCTGGGGCTTATCCCCTTGCCTATGCCCTAAATTTAGGACATTGCGCCTATATTGTCAACAGCTTTTTTTATAAATCTTAAAATAATTTTTTTTGATCCGGATCATCCTCCGATCCGTTCACAAGATAGCGTATCCATCGTGTCGTCAGCTGGAACTTGCGGGCGGCTTTCTTTTTGGACAGACCTTGCTCCACGGCTTCCCGAATTTCGGCATTGCGCTTTCCGAGATGAACGCCCACGGCTCGTGGGATTTCGATGCGGTCCCCGATGGCCCACTCCGCCAGCTTGGTTGCTGCCTCCAAACCGATACAGACGGCAATAGGATGATCCGCCGTCATGTTTTTCGGAATGTAGATTTCGGTGCCGCCAAAGTCCCTTGCCAGCTGGATAGCTGGAACGACACCAATAATTTCCGCAATTTCTTTCAAACTTTCAGGTAGCATGGTGACCTCTTCAAATTTTAAATCGGAAAACCCGGTGCATACAGGCGGTTAATCCGGCTTCGCGCCTACGCCATATAAATTTTAAAGTGACCGATCCTTTTTTGGTTCGGTATCCGCGCGCACTTTTATTGAGCTTGAAGCCGCTAACAGTCAGCGAGTTGTGAAACGATAACAGCTCCTCATCTGCTTCGATCAACGGCAGGGCCGGAATGGGCTTGAAGTGATGGCCGGGTTTGACAAGTGCAATTTCAAGCATCAGCGCACCTTAATTCCGTGCCGGGAGCACATGGATTTAAGAGCCTCAATTATCGGACTGGCATCAGATGGCGTTAGCCATTCGATCTGTTTTAAACTATCCAATTTCCGATCATTGGAAATCATATTGTTGATAAAAACCAGCAGAGCTGCTTTGTCGTTTTTTGCTTCGATATACCCGCCCTTTTTCAATAGACCCCATAACTTCCAAATCTTGCGGACATGAGCATGGGCTGATGGCTTAAAGCTGGATTTCTGCATTGCTGGCAACTTTTCCTGTAGTGCATCTGCAACCAGCTCCATTTCCGCATCACAGCAATTTCCAAGACTGGATTTTCCTGTTAGCTGATATATGACAGCTTCATGATCTTCTCGCTCCATCTTCAACGTTTTTTCCATTTTTCGGATACGTTTGTTGAGCCCTATCCAGACGGCAGAACGTTTGCTCATTGCAGCCGCTCCCCATTGACCGTTTTTTGAAGCTGTTTCATGGCGTCGGGCAGAGCCGGAGCTACATGCTCGTTCACATCATTAAAGATGGCGGCCATGTCATGCCACGACAGACCAGCAGAGCGACCACAAGTAAGGGCAGAACGGACCAGATGTTCAGCATCCTCTTTCGATGGTAGGGCAGCGGCGCTATGGGGTAGCAAAGGCAGAACCGTATGGATTGTGCTTGATAGCCGTAACTGGACCGCACGGCCCCGGTGTTTGCCATATGCGGTGGCCGCCATAGCCAGCTCCAGACATAGTCTTGATGTGTGATCACAATGGGCCATCATGCTGCCCTCACTGAGTTGTAGACCTGCTTTGTGGTCTTGATAACTTCGGCTCCGTATTTGGCGACAAGGGCCTCGTCTTGACCATCAGAAATCAGGTCTGCCAGTGTGCATTCCCCGGATGTTTTCCAGAGAACACGCATGGCAGATTCAGACAGGTCGTGGCGAATTTCAGATGATGATAGAATTGCGGTCATAATACCCTCCTAGGCAGCGGCTAAATCAATGGTGATGTTCTCCCACTTGGCCTCCACATTGGCCCGCCGGTAGATGCGCACATAGGATTTGGAGCCGGTGATGCGGATGCTGTCGTTAATGGCCTGAACGGCCTGTTTCCATCTCTCGTCATCGATGTCGATGCGCCGCAATGAAAACAGGGCTTCACGGTTGACCTGACCGGGCTTGTCCACGTTAAAAGCATGATTAACGAGGGCTTGAATTTCGGCTTTGCTGCCGGTGGCCCAGTCAGTGATACATTCGTCAATCAGGTCCTTGGCAATCTTGAGCTCGGGGCCAAACTCCATATGATCCTGTATCTGGATTTTGACACGCAACAAACCGTCAAATGACGTGAAGGTCATGTTGCCTTTGTTGCCTCCCTTCTTGACGCTATATTGCTCGCGCAGCAGATCAACCAGAGCGCCCACATCATCGAATGTGTGGACCTTGAAGCGGGTGATTTGATCGGATAAGTCTTCTGCAAAGTCACAAATTTTATTGACCATCTGATGCTCGAGTTTGTCTTGCGGGCGGATCGTATCAATCGGGCAGAACCGGCCTTTAGCGTCAACGAGGCAGTTTTCTGGAACATTGTTTTCAGTCATATGGCTATCTTTCGTGTTTGAGTGAGATGCTGGAAGCGGGACAGGGTCTGGCCGTATCGCGCGAAGGTCCGCGCGTCCTTATGGCAATAATCCTCGACCTTCTGAATGGCGTGGCGAACGGTGGAATGATCCCGACCACCGAACAGTTTGCCGATTTGCTCCAGAGACATGTTGGTCTCGTCATACAAGACCTTCATGGCCACGGCTCTGGGGTAGACAATTTCAAGGCGGCGGTCAGGGGAGTCGATTAGATTGACCGGAATATTGAACGCCTTGGCAGCAATCATTTTCACCACCTGGGATTTTGCCGCTTTATTGATAATAAGTTCAGGCATCAGAACCCCCTCAAAAGTTCGCTGTAGACAGCGAGTGAGAAAAACAGGCCCTGCAATCCGATAAAAAAGAAAGCGAGGATTTCACGGCCTAATGTGCCAACACACAAGGCCAGAAAAGCAAAGATAAACGGGCGATCAGCTAACCAGATCATAGTCACCTCCATTGGTGGATTTGCGGGGGAAATGGACAATATTGCCGTTGCCGGTATCGAGCACTTGCCGCGACAGCGGCACCGCCCGGCCTTCAAGGGCAGTGGCATCTTTTGAGGCTTGATCGAAGATCGTGATAATCTGGTTGACTGCAGATGCTGACAGCATCACCTGTTCGCCGTCTTTCAAACCCATCTTGAGGGTCTCGAAATACATGGCACAATTTTTCATATTTTGTGAAAGCATGACTATTCTCCTAGCTGATCTGGCTGTGGGGGCAGGTGTTGTGACAGGCTTTAAACACGGAAATCCGCATACTATTGGCTGTCGAAAATGGCTTCTTCTGATTGGCGAGACATTCATGTTTTGCCAACTCTCCAAGGACCGGGCAGAGAACCGTTTCTTTCATAAATGCGCCTCTCACAGCCTGTTCAATGGTCTTTAAATCCCCCTTATATGTTCGGCTCAAAACAAGGCTGACAGTAGCGCCGGAATATCCGATCAATTTACTGACCTTGTTCTGGCTGGCATGGTCACAGGCTTTGGCAAGCTCGATGATCCATTTCGGTGCATCATCCCCCCAGACTTGCTGGGCTTTTGTGAGTGAAGGAACCGTGTTCATTTTGCACCGCCTTTCACTGGAAGGGGCCAGACAACCTTACCGATGTTCGGGTCATAGACCTGTTTTACCCGCTGTATTTGCAGCGGCTTGGCCCCATATTTTGAACGATCAGCAACCTTTGAATAAACGGCCTGTTTGCCCGGCTTTGACGTTTTGACAAGGCGCAAGTAACCGGCTTTATGAAGGTGCTTGATATAGTCTTTAGCCGCATTAACATGAACCTCGACCGCTGTTGTGCTGGCATGGACGGACAAGTCTAACGGCGTAAAACTGGCCATCATTTTGATGCTCCGCCACATCTGCGCGGTGCCGGTACCTTGAGTGACCTCGGTGCCGTCTTTGCGAAGACGCGGTGTATCCAGATTTTTTCTGATAACCGTATAGGTATTGATGACAGCGACGCCTCGACCCAATTCACGTTTGACGCTGACATATCCGGCTTTTTCAAGGCCCAACAGATAGCTTGAAATTGTGCTTCGTTCGAATGACGTCGCCCCGGAAATTTCCTTGATAGAAAAGGTGCCAAGCTTCATCATCATTTGCCACATGCCATCGCGGCTGTGACGCGGTCCACGTTTGTCGATTGGTTGAATTGGCATTAGAAGCGCCTCCCGGCAGGGGATGCCCCAGTGAACCAGCTAAAATCGATGTCAGACATGCCAAATTCGGTAAGGCCAAGACGCTTTGCGGCCTCTCGCACCTGCTCGAGGTTCGTGCAGATCCGGCGCGCCCGATGTCCGGACGCTTCGGTCAAGACCTTCAAGACATCTTCTGAAATTGAAAGTTCTGGACAATATTTTCCCGCAAGCAATCGGGTGTCATTGATAGACGCTGGCTGCGCGCCCACCCATTGACTGATCCGGTTATGAAATCGCTCCCATCGCTTCAATTTGTTGGGTAGAAGTTCCTCGCCAATCAGAATAATGGCCGCGCCGGTCTGGTCATGTAGATAGCGGACAAGTTCAATTTTCTTGTCAGTATCCATATGGTCAAATTCATCGATTATCAGAGGCCGATTGGTCATCGCCAAACGCTCGACGATGGCATCAATTTTGTCTGGAATAGCCCCCCGGATCATTGGACCTGTCTCCTGAAGCAAGGCATCGCAGAACCGTTTAACGGTCCAAAAAGCCCCTACTTCAAGATAAAATGCCTTATACTGATTGGCTGCAAACTGCGCCGAAAATGTCTTTCCGAAGCCGGACGGCCCATATAAAACCGCCATTCCGGGAAGGTGCGCCGGTCGGTTCACCACCTTGTCCACCATCTCGGTTATCAGCATCACGTTATTCAGTGGTGCAATTTTTGTTAAATCTGTCATACTCAAGACGCCTTTTTCTGCTTGTTAAAGGTAACTACAAACTGGACGGTGCGGCTGCTACCGCGCCGTCTACTTTTGAAAGAAGTTCTCTCCGAAACTTTCTTCCATCTTTGACCGGGTTCTAAACTCGGCACTGTCCAAATATCCGTTCAGCCATTTGCGATCTGCATCTTCAAGCTCAAACCCGCTTTCTGTTTGGGCCATCAGTGTCTTCGCTCGCATGTATCTCTCGTTTGCCGCGTCAACAGGGCTAATCATCGCCCGCCGTGCCGCAACTTTCTCCTGATCAATCAGAGCTTGCTCGTAATGCTCGGCGGCATTGGCGGGGCCTGTTGGCAGATCAAGTGTTTTTGCCACAAGTGCCTCTGTCGCCGCATCAATGGCGGGCGTACTGTAATTTTCATCCCTGTTCGGAAAAGCCACCACTGTAGATTTACGAGCATCTTCACCCGCTTGACGGAGAAGCGCATCTGCTGCATGACGATCTTTATATTTGCGGGTCTCTCTGGTGATTTCAGCTGTTTCTTCTTTGAGGCGCTCTCGCTGGTGCGCCTTGGCAGCTTCTGCGATGGCGCGCCGGTCAATACCTAGATAATCGGTATTAATGGCCTCGAAAACAAATGCGTCGCCATCTTCATTAAAGCAATATAACCGCCCTAAATCGGCTGGATCGTGGCGTATATGAAGGCGCTGACCGACCATCATCAGGTCGTTCCAGTAGGTAATTCCATCAACAGATATACCTTTCTTGGTAACTGTCCGGTGGCCTGATTTGCCCGGCACTTCTGCCAGCATGATATGAAGGGCCTGTTCGTTCTCGATCCGCCGGACATGACCTGTCCATGTCGCCGCCATTTCATGCGGTGTCGCGCCGTTAATTCCTTGATGCCCCCGATGATGGTATTTGTTCTCAACCCACTGGTTAGCCATGTCCTGAAGCTCTACCGCCGTCAGATCAACTTCAAACAATCTCTTGTCTTTGGTTCCAAGGCGCTGCGCGAAGGATTTACGTCCTTCGATCTTCTTGCGGTCCATAACATTGTGGCCCACAAAGCTGCCAAGCGGTGCCATAAAGCTCCGCTGGAACGTACCAATGGCCCGTTCAACCGTGCCTTTGTGTTCTGGTGTAAACGGCGCGGCAACATCGCGTTTTATTTGCAAATTTGTCAGGGCGCGCACAAAGGCTTGAGAGACGAAATCGGACCCGTTATCCGTCTTGATGATTTCAGGAACGCCCCAGTCCATAATCGCCTGCCGGATCAACAAAAGAGATGCTTGTGTTGTCGGTGTCCGGCTGACCAGTATCTTCATGCGGCGGGTATAAATATCAATGACACAATAGATATTGTAACGGCCATCAGAGCACATGGCATCGGCGGGAGAGGCATCAATTTCCCAAATTTGATTGGGAGCTGTGACCCACGCATTGGCTTTGCCAGGAGCGATCATATATTTGTTTTTCCAGCCGTCCGGATTGGTGATTTTCATCAGGGTTTCGGCGTTTTCCTGCTTCCAGCTTTTAACCCATCTTTGAATTGTGCGGATGGTCGGAACAGGCTTATCAATCGTTTGACCTTTTACTTCTATAGGCCATGGATCGCCAAATTTTTCGCGAACAAGATCATGAATGTGATCGCCGTTCAGGTGCGGGTGATTGATAATCATTGCCACAATGTATTTGGCGACTTCACCATCAAAAGCGGTATCCAGAAGACCCGTTCCTTTGCGGTTTCCATATTGCCCCGCAAGGCGGTTTTCTTCGCCATTGTCACGGGCCTTGATCCAGTTTCGAAGACTGGACACCGAAAATGATTTAACCTCTGCATACACCCACTCTGGCATGGCCGGTATTTTCCGGGATTTATAAAGCTGGGTGAAGGCGTACTGGCTGACCTCAACAGACTCCATACTGTCCTTCAGAAACGAGTTCCAGATCATTAACACGGTCATCTTGGCATCGCGGCGGAGGCCTGATTTACCTGCAGGCGTTTCAAGCGGATCAACGACCATCTCTGGCGGTTCTTCAAGGATTGAACTATCTTTTTTCAAAGACCGCAGAGCGAGGATGTTCTGGGCTTCTCTGGGAAGCAGAGACACATGGTATTCGCGACCGCCACCACTATTAGCGCGGCGTCTGGATTTGGTCGGGTGCTCTAGAATACCTTCCTTATTTAATTTCTGATATACACCGCGCTGTGTTGCAGGAAGTCCAGGAATTCTTAGTTTTGCAATTTCAGATGTCGTGTACCAAAGCTTCTTCATATCAGGCCCTCTGATTTTGCTTTTTGTTTGAGGGCTTTTTCTTCACGTTCCATCTGTTCGCGCTTCTCGCGAATCTGGGCCATGCGGATCACGTCCACATAGCGGTTATCGACAACTGAAACGGGGAATGGGTCAGATAAAACTTGCAGCAAACGCCAGTCCTGTGTGGCATAGACAAGGGCCATAAATCGAAGGGCAGATATATTGTGATCTTCACGGGCTTGGCTGGCATAGGCGTTGAGAACATTGACACTGATATCACTACCTAAATAGTGTCCCATACGATCTGCGATTTCAGGGCGATCCATGGGACTATCGTTCAATGCTGCACTTATCGCTCGCGCTATTTTAGCGGCCATTGAATGGGCTTTAATTGCATCTTCATCAAACCGTTTTTCGGGCTCTTTTGGTGTCCATGCCAAAAGGTCCGCTGTTTGATGATCCCCCCGTGTTTTAACCATTACTCTACTCCTAACTCGTCCAGCCACACGTGAAATTGCCGTTGGGTTTCTTCACTCGCGCGCACATATCTACGCTTGAGTGCGTCCAGCTCTTTTTCCTGGACAGAAAACTCAACTTCGTCATCCGAACCATGAAGCTCCAGAAGTGCCGCTTTGACATTTTTGACCGGGTCTTTTTCGCGCAATATCGCGGCGGCACATTTGAGTTGGTCGGTTGGTGCGAGCTTTAAAAGGGCGTCCAGTTCCGCACCGCTATCGGCAAGGGCAGTGGTGCCAATCATTTCGCGAACTTTGGGATCAATTTTGTTGGCTCGTTGCAGACTTCTTCTAATCGATCGTGGTGTTAGCCCCATTTTCTCGGATACAGTTTCAGCGAAGGACAAGCTTGTCCGTTGCAGCCCGTGGCGGGCAAGTCCACCCGCAATACCGGCCTTGCTGTCCGGGTACATGACCTCGTGAATTTCTTGCCGCTGTGACAAGAACACCGCCCGATCAAGAGCAGATAACTCGCGCCGGAACAGGTTCTCGTCAATCTCGAGTAACCGTTGCTTCAACTCGTCATTTTCGGGAACAATCAAAGCATCTATTTCAGGCCATTCAAGGAGTTTTGCAGCTTCAAGCCTGTGACTACCGATCAGCAATTTATATGAACCATCGGACCGCTTCGCACTAACCATAATTGGCTGTGAAAGCCCTTGTTCACACATAGAATCAGCCAGAAGGACTACCCAGTTCTGGTCTACTGGGCGCAGCCGATCAGACGTATCAATATTTTCAATGGAGATAGAGGCAATACTCATAACGCCACCTCACTGGTAACAGGAATGGAAAAAAGACGGCGGATCGCAAGGGGATGGGGGGATGCGATCCGCCGTACAGTCTCTGTCCGGTCGGACACTTCGAAAAGTCGGACAGAGGCGGGGGTTGGGACGGCAGGCTGACAGGGAGGGAGAACAGCCTGCCGTTTATCCTCAAGCTTGGGCGCTAGAACAACCAAGCGAGGAAAAACTGGAGAAATAGCAGTTGAGTTATCACCGTTCAT